AAGACTTGGCAGAAGCTAAACTAGAGAGTACCTATGAAGCGAAAGTTCTGTCCCGAACAAGTGGCTCAGATTAGAGCCTGTAAGACGCCCAGTCAAAAACTTGCAGACCAGCTGGGCGTGTCCGCTAGTTGTATCTGTAAGATCCGTAACGGCTGGGTTTATAAGGAATTACGACATGGCAAGACAAACTTGGGTGTACCCGCCTAATGGGGGCGAACCGGTACTTAAAGAAAACTATCATCCTGACAATGCTGCAGGCTGTGCTATTCTGCCCGATCTACCCGATTTTGTTTCCCCCATTGACGGCAAGCTGTATTCAGGGCGAGCCGGCCTGCGTACCCATTGTGCTTTGCATAACGTAGTGCCCAACGCAGAACTCAAAGGCCTACCAACTCTTACTGCTACTGGTGACAAACGAAGTGAGTCCCAACGCAGGCAAGCTAACGCTGCTCGTAAAGAGCAGATCATCCGCTTAGTCAACAACTACAGGTAATTGCCATGACTACACCCGATCGCCGCGAAACTCTTGAAGCCGCACTTGAAGCCTCTGCGCAACTAGCAGAAGCTGCCCAAACCACACCAGTTGCTGAAGTAACCGAAGTTCAAGAGGTTACACCCACTGCGGTTGAGCCTACTCCAAAACCTGAGGTTGCTCCAAAACCTGAGGTTGCTCCCACGTCAACTGCAGAAGTTGAAGAAGTAGTTGAAAAGCCTGTAGGTAATCTTGAGCGACCACCGCAAGCTTGGAAACCTGCGCAGAAAGCTAAGTGGGCGTCGCTTGATCCCGAGATTCGCTCAGAAGTACTCCGCCGTGAAAAAGAAACTACACGGGTGCTGAACGACTCGGCACAAGCTCGACAGTTCTCTAACGAGTTTATCCAAACGGTCAGCCCATTCTTGGCACGTATCCAAGCAAACAATCTTGCGCCCATGCAAGCGGTTCACGAGTTGCTCAAAGCTGACCATATTCTCTCGACTGCGCCGCCCCCACAGAAGGCGCAGTTCATGGCAAAGCTTATCAATGACTATGGTATTAACATTGAGCAGCTTGACCTGGCGTTATCAGGTAAGCCTCAGGTTGACCCAGTTGAAAGTCGGGTTGAGCAGCTACTGCAACAACGGCTGGCCCCGTTTCAGCAGTACATGCAACAGCAGCAACAGTTCAAACAGCAACAAGAACAAGCTACCGCGCAGCAGCTTGCTGAAACTGTGGAATCGCTGGCGACAGATCCAAAGTTCCCGTACTTCGAGCAGGTGCGAGATGCTATGGCCGATATAATCGAGCTGACAGCAAAACGAGGGCAAACCATTTCGATCGAAACGGCGTATAATCGTGCAATTGCAGTTGATCCGGACATCAGCAGTAAGCTAGCCAGTTCATCGCAGGCCCTGGCGCAAGCAAGCCAAGCAGCTATTTTGAATAGCAAAGCTCAAAAGGCATTGCAAGCGTCGGTCTCGGTAAACGGTGCGCCGAATAGCCCAGGGTTAGGCACATCAAACGCAAGTAATCGTAGATCAGTTATTGCAGCAGCAATGGAAGCAGCCGGCGGACGCTAGCCCAGCAAACCACGCGCATAACAATCGGTAACTTCGTAATCGTAATCTTAACCTAACAAGGACCCAACATGGCATTCGCAAATGCGGCAATTAGCGACATCCTCGCTTCTACCATCCAATCCCGTACCGGCGTCATTGCTGACAACGTTACATCAAACAACGCCTTGCTTGAAAAGCTGAAGAAGCGCGGCAACATCAAGACGTTCAGTGGTGGCAATACCATCATGCAAGAACTGAGCTTTGCCTCGAATGGCAACGCTGGTTGGTACTCTGGCTATGAAACCTTGCCGATCGCTGCGCAAGACGTCATCAGTGCTGCGGAGTACACCATCAAGCAAGCGGCCTGCCCGGTAACCATTTCAGGGCTTGAGCAACTTCAGAACGCCGGCAAGGAACAGATCATCGATCTGCTTGACGCACGTTTGGATGTGGCGGAAAGCTCCATGGCAAATCTTATCAACTCAGGTTTGTACTCCGATGGTACCGGTGCCGGTGGCAAGCAAATTGATGGTCTTCTGAAACAAGTGTCTACTACGCCAACCAATGTTGTTGGTGGCATCGACCGCAGTGTCTGGAACTTCTGGAAAAACCAGTATTTTCGCTGTGCTACTACGGGCGGTGCAGTTATGTCTGCTGCAAACATCCAGACGTACTTCAACCGTATGTGGGCATCGCTGGTGCGTGGTGCAGATCGTCCTGACCTGATTTTGGTGGACAATGTTGCTTGGGGCTTCTACATGGCTTCACTGCAAGCTATCCAGCGGTTCACAAGCAGCGACAACGCAAATGCAGGCTTTGCGTCCATCAAATTCATGGATGCTGATGTGGTGCTGGACGGTGGTCTGCAACTGAACTGGACATCTACCGGTGCTGCCGGCACGGCGCCTTCCGCAACGCCCGCTTCCAGTGCGTACTTCCTGAACACCAAGTACCTGTTCTACCGTCCGCATGCTCAACGCAACATGGTGCCGTTGTCACCGGGTCAACGCTACAGTGTCAACCAAGACGCTGCGGTGCAAATTCTGGCATGGGCTGGTAATCTGACTTCCTCAGGTCTACAATTCCAAGGCCGGTTGGATAACACCTAAAGTCTAATAATACGACTTCAGTCTTCGACACTCAACCTTAAGGAAGTAATAACATGTCAAGTTCTATTATTGGTATTGCCCTGGCACTGATTCAGACGACCGCGGATGTGCCAGCGTTTAAACCAGGCGCAATTGCCGGGTTTGATGACCCCACAAATGGGTACTGCGAGTACGTTTATGGCACTGCAACTGCAGCAATCACCGGCGCTGGCTATGTATGCGTGGAAGGCGTTCTCAATGCCAACTTCAGCATGGCTACTACGACGAATACTGCAGCCGGTCAACTTGGTGGGCACGGTTCACGCATTGGTGTTGCGCAAGCTGCAATGGCTACCGGGCAATCTGGCTGGTTCCAAATCCTTGGTAAAGGCTCTGTGCGTACATTGGCGTCTGCCGCAATTGGTACTCGCCTGAACACAACGGCAACGGCCGGTGTCGTTGATGATGACGGTACTGCGGCTTCACGTGCAATCAATGGCATTGTCCTTAAGACAGCTACTGGTGGTGCTGAAGCAACAAACGCAGATGCTCGGCTGGCTTACCCCACTGTAGGTGCTACACTGTAAGAGCGCGTAACTGCGTAAGCACTCTGAAGACCCTGCGGATTCGTGTCCACAGGGTCTTTTTTCTAAAATTCTTTAACTACTAGGAACACAAGATGTCCACCGAAACTGCCGACTTTGTTATGAACTTTGAAGACACACAACAGTCTGAAGCTGATAAGCGTCTGCTCGTATTGTTCTATCGTTCTACTCTCAAGAACGAACCAAAATCTATTGCTGCAGGTCGCCCCATTTTTGACGAGATCGACCTGGTCAAGATCATCACTCCCGGCTCGCGTGATTCTTTCGTTGGTGATGCCTCACCGGAATACCAAGCGCGTTTTGCCACCCAGTGGGCTCGCTACAAAGCTGGTCAAGAACAAACCACAAGTGGTACCCCGCTAAGTATGCTGCCATGGTTGTCTATGAGCCAAGTGGACGAGTTCAAAGCTGTTGGTTGCCATACAGTTGAACAACTGGTTGGTATGCCCGACTCTGTGTCCCAGAAGTTTATGGGTCACTTCCAGATCAAGCAGCGTGCGCAGGTGTATCTGGATGCAGCCAGCAACGCTGCCCCCACTTTGAAGATGCAAGCTGAGCTGGAAAAACGTGACGAGCAGATTGCAGAGTTGCAAGCTCAAGTTGCAGCCATGCTTTCTCGGCAAAAGGCTGTTGATTCTCAAATAAAAGTTCCTGTAAAGGCATAGCATGGATCGCTACTGGACTGCGCTAGACATTATTAAGCAAACGGCAGGTGAGCTTGGCTTACCGCAGCCGTTAACTGTAGTTGGTCTAGACGACGTCCAGTCGGCTCAGCTGCTTGCATTGATGCATGCGGCATGTAGTGAGCTTCAAAACTACTATCCCTGGGAACAACTAGTAAAGCAGTACAGCTTTATAGTAACTTCCGGGGACGATGCCTACGTACTACCCGATGACTTTGGTTACATGATAGACCAAACTCAGTGGAATGCTACGTCACAGGAATTTTTGCAAGGTCCCAGATCGGCGCAAGAATGGGGCTACCTTGGCAACGCTGCAGCTGCGGGAATTGGAATCCTTCGATTCCGTATAGTAGAAGGTCATATCAAGTTCAGGCCTACCCCTACAGCTACGGCAGATATTACTTTGGAATACAGCTCCAGATTCTGGGTTGCAACTCCGGGTTCAAGTCCAATTGTGCTGTACACAGACACGGTGACACTTGACACTGATATAGTTGCGTTAAACCCGTGGCTAGTTGTTCGGTTTGTCAAGCTGAAGTTCTACGAACTGAAGGGCCTACCCACCGGTGGAGTCAACACTGACTTCATGCGGATATTCCAGTCGCTCACGGGTAAAGACTCAGGGGCACGGGTGCTATCGCTTAATCATAGTCGTGGCAGCAACTTATTGGGGCCTGGCTCGATTCCTGAAGGTTCATGGGGCGTCTAACATGTTCTTTCAGCCGCCTGTTCCTTCCTACAATGTAGTCACATCGGTGCCCGCCCCTGTTGGGGGTTTGAATGCTCGAGACTCACTTGTGGCTATGCCCAACTCGGACGCTATTGTCCTAAATAACTGGTGGCCGCAACCCTACGGTTGCTCAGTTAGAAAAGGGTATACGCAGTGGGCTTCTGGGTTTGGTACAACCGTACGTACCATTCAGGAGTGGTCTAACATTACAGGGTCTTCTAAGCTGTTTGCTTGGGATGACTATGGTATGTACGACATAACAGCAGCGGGCGCTATTGGTGCTCCTATGGTGACTGGGTTTACCGCAAGCACTGTGTGGAGCTGCGCCCAAGTTACAAATGCAGCAGGTAACAACTTGATTGCGGTTAACGGTGCAGATGATGGTATTATCTACAAAGCATCGGGCGTTGCGCGGCTTACCTCAGGTGACGGCATTGTAGTAAACACCTGGGCTGGTCTCTCTCCTCGTAATGCAACGCAGCTCACTGTGCACCAGCATCGGCTTTGGGCAGTACAGAAGAACACAGCCAGTGCGTGGTTCCTTCCGCCTGATGCAATTCAAGGTACCTTCAAAGAGTATGATTTTGGTCCGCTGTTCAGCCGTGGGGGATACCTTGTATTCCTTGCAACATGGACAATGGACGATAATTCCGGGGCTGATGACTATCTTGTGGGACTCAGCTCAAGTGGCGAAGCGGTAGTCTATAGCGGTACTGATCCTGAAGATCCGAATGCCTGGCAACTGCTTGGTGTCTTCTATATTGGAGCACCTGTCTCTAGTAAGGTTGCATTTTGCAAAGCTAGCGGTGATCTGCTTGTACTGACACAGCAGGGTGTAGTATCTATGTCGGCTCAGATTGCCGCCCGTGATGCAAGTCAAGCTGAGACCATGCTTACCTCTAGTAAGATACAGTATCTTGTGTCACAGGCTATTACAGCAAGCGCTGGTTATGCCGGTTGGGATATAAAGTACTTCCCTGCGGATAACATGCTGCTGGTTAATGTGCCAACGCTTGTTTCTACAAGAGCCTACCAGCTTGTTGTCAACCAGTTAATTGGTGCTTGGGCTATTTTCTCAGGCCTCCCCGCCAGTTGCTGGGGCTCATTCGGTACTAAGTCTTTTTTTGGTACTGCTGCAGGTACTGTGCTACAGAACTGGGTTGGTAACACTGACAACGCTGCGGTGAACGGTACAGGCGGTACTAGTATTACTGCAGAGGCTCAGCAGGCTTACACATATTTTGAAAAACATGCTATACAAAAACAAGTTAGCATGTATAGGCCTAACTTTGTGCTGAATAAGCCCATTGGCATGGTATCCAAAATAGAGTACGACTTCAAGTCTACTTTGATGGTAGCACCAAATGCTGCGCCTGTACCTGACTCCGGTGTTTGGGACTTGTCTTCCTGGGACATCGGTAAGTGGGGTGGAGGTAGCTTCGTGCAAGGATCTTGGGTCCAAGCACAAGGTATAGGCCAAGCTGCTTCGCTACGACTCACCACGCAGTCTGACGGCGAAGTACTGTGGATTTCTACAGATTATAGTCTGATAAGTGGGGAAGGCATATTTTGATAGTAACTAACAATCAGCATGTCTTAATCACGTGGCTCTGCGACCGCACCAAGCTTGCCCCCACCCGTAACGTTCGGTGTATTGG